AGGCGAGGGAGACCGCTCTTTTGGAAATCGGCAATAGCAGCCATCAACAATTCCTTATCGTCACGCGATAGGTTATCAATTGTAGCCTGCACAAGTCCCTTGTTTAGTTCGCCTTCTGCGATTGAAGCCATATCTTCCTCGGAAATAGAAAGATCGTCAATTTCATCTGGTTCAACTGGAGCAGGAACAATCGGTTGTTCTGGTTCTTTCGGTTGTTCTAGAGTAATCGACTCTTCTGTCACTTCTGGTTCAATCGGAGCAGGAGTTTCTTCAGGAGATTCTGCAATCGGTTCAACCTCGGACGGTGCTTCAGGAGATCCTAAAACTTCTTCTTCAGCCGCTGGTGCTGATTCGTTATTTGTTACTGGTTTTCTGGCCATTTTGTTTTCCTTAAATTAAAATTATTGAGTCGGTTGTTGATCGGAAGGAAGGAAGTCTTCCTCGTCCCATAACGGTGTATCACTTGGAGCCTCTGGATTTTCGACTTGTCCTGGAATCTGTCCAGGTGCACCGCCACCTTGTGCTGGATCGTCTGCAAATATCTTTGAGAATTCCTGACTAAAGTACTGATTCCCTCGGAGTAGTCCAAGACGTGCAAATTTCTTACCTTGTTCAGGAGTGATAATTCCTTGCTTAACGTATTCGTCCGCTTCCTCTTTCAATGTGATGAGATCATTTGATTTTCTGATTTCATCCATGGACCTAGATACTTTGAATTGCTTGTCTTCGAGAGAGGCTTTCTTATCGAGTTCCTCGGACTTAACACCAATAAACGAAAGACGGAATTCCGATTCGTCCGAGGCATCTATGACTTCATTGAGACAGTCTTCATGGAATGACATGAGTGAGCCGTGAGACCTGTCCCGAGCAAAGTTCTGTCTTCCATCCATGGACGGTTCTGCGAGTGCCTGGGATTGATTGAGACGTAAACCTAATTGAGCCGGATCGATACCGTGGCGTGCAATGATGAAAGAGGAAACCATTTGAAGCATTTTATCGAATTCAAAATCGTCCGATGCGTCCTCATCCTGGACTGGCTGATTCCCACCAAGGGTATTCATAACATGCTCTGCTACAGCCTTGGCATAGTTAGGATCAGTGTCCATCTTGTTGAAGAACTCATACGCACGCTGCAAGGTATCAGGGTCAGCCCCCAACTTACGATACCCAGCAATCTCCTGTGCCTTACGAGTGTAATCAGCCTGCATAGACTTATACACCTGTGCAAGAACAGGGTCAAGGGTGTTCGGATCAATCTTGGTAAACGACTCTCCATCAGGAGTTAGTGCGTCCTCAGTATCCACCACCGGCTCAGCATCAACGACAGGATCAACAGTGTTATCCGGTGCATTAAGCAGCGGGTCACTGTCACCAACAAGCATGTTGGTAGCCAGGTCGAATGCAGTTTCGCTCATATCATTCCTTTGGTTGTGGGAGTCCATCAGGTTGCTCCCGGATAATCTCAACGTCTAGTACCTCAGCACTACGACTAATCTGGTTGTCTCGCATCTGGCTAGCATACTGAGCAAGAGCACGTTCAAACTCTACCGGATCGGGGAGTCGATGTACAATTTCAGTCTTGTTTGTAGGCAAGCCCTTAGCGCGAGTAACCTTATCACTTAGAATACCAATCATGGTACCAAGTGCTGAAAACTGCTGAGGCCCAAGTTCAGGAATCAACTGCTTGGCTTTATCCAAGCCCATATCGATGACTTCCTCAGACTTTAGAACGAACTCATCAGCAGCCTCAGGGACATAATCCGCGATACGGGAGGGAGGACCATTCGCCTCCCACGCCAACTTCCACAGTTTAACTGTAGAGTCCGGCATTCCCATCTCGCGTGCAGTTCTCTTTACATTGAACTCGTTTGTAACGAGTCGTACATATACCCTAGCCTTCTCAGCATCAGTGTAACTACGACGTGCCATCCTTCTCCAATGTTGCCTGTGCCTTAGCCAACTTCTCCATAGCCGTTGCCTCAGCAAGCATGCTATTGTCGTCAGCCTTCTGCATCTCCATATTGATACCGGCTTCCTTCGCCTTGAGTTCCAACTCCTGCATGTACAGGTCAGTACCGGAATCCGGCTTATCCTTACTGTTGAACACAACAGTATCGAGCGGAGTATCATTCTCAACCACATCGGACGGAATATCCACACCAGACTCATTGAGGATCGCAGCGGCAGTCTTACCGCCAACAGCACCACGCAACTGCAAGGTGACGTTCGGCTTCTCAACCTGCTCGGGCTGAGCAAGCATCGCAGTCGTCTGCTGGAAGTGATCGATGAACACAGCCTGAATCTCAGGGTCCATACCTTCAAACTCAGGAGACTTCATGAACTGAGCATGAATGTCAGCATGAACAGCATAGTTCTCATATGCAAGAGGACTATATGCTGCGGACTGAACCATCTGCTGAGCACCCTCAGGATCGACCATAGCCAGCGGAGCACCAACATTAGGATCAACAGCATTGACCTGAGCGATAGCCTGCTGAACTGCAACAGGATTCGTAGGAATACCCTTCATGATCTTCTCGTGCTCTCGCAATGCCTGATCCTCGTCTGCCTCGATCTTCGCCTGAATCTCTCGTGCGTTAGCAGTATCGAGATACTTACCAGCGAAGTGAGGGGGAATGACTCCCATCTGAACAAGCCGCTCGATAGCAGCCTGACGACCAGCACGGGTACGCGGCATACCACTACCAGACTCAACCTTGACATTCGCACCAACAGAAAAGAACGCCTTAGCCTTGGCAATGTTATTCGCACCAACGATGGTAAGAACCCGAGGAAGATCATAGTAGACCTTACAGTATTCAAGGATGATGTTAGCAGCACCCTCGATAGACTTCTCAAACGCATCGATCAGTGGAGCAATACCGTCAGCACTCATCTCCTGGAGCAGATCAATAGCAGTAGCCGCCTCGATGTTCGGAGGAACCATACCATCCTGCATCTCAGTCTGGTAGAACGTCTGCATCAATCGAACAGAGATATCCTGAATCTGATTAAAGACCATAGGATTCATCTGAGGCTGCTGCATGTACCCAGGAGGAGGAGCGTTACCTACAGCGTTATACTGGAGGATACTACCCGGCTCATTGCTAGGAGTCTCACGTAGACTACCGTATGCAGCAATCATCTTCGGAGCAACAGTGAGATTCGTGAACTCAGCAATCTGACTGATAGCGCGGTTCAATTGCTTCTGCAACGGAACAGCCTTATCGACCAGACCGTAGGACCACATCTCACCAGGGAACTCATCGATGACGAACTCTACAAACGGCAACTTCTTGATCGGGAACGACCAGGGACCATCCATCAGGATCGTATCCTTGGTGAATACAACGTACCTGCCCTTTGGCATCGTAGCACAGGGAAGGAAGTAACCGTAGTAGACCTTCACAGCATCGTTCTGCTCACTCGTATACGTAGGACCATTCGCAGTAATGAAACTATCAGGAGACTGCATCTTGCTATCGCCAGCAACCTTCTTACCATACCGAGTCTCAACCTCAGCGGGAGACATTGCATGGCAACAGATGGCGTACTTCGCATGACTCATGCTGGTAGCAAGCGGGTCAACGACAATCTCAAACGGAGAGATTACGTCAATACGAACCTGTCCTGGCCAGAGCGTATGCGTAAGCATCTCAGGATCGATACCCTGTGCAGCCAACTCGTCCTGAAAGATTCTCTTCTGGAGCGGATTGATGATCGGCTGCCCATTAGGATCAAGCAACAGGTGGGTAGGATCACCAGCCTTGTCATCCCAAGACATACGCCAGAAACCCTTACCAGTAATCGCAGCCCACTTAAGAGCCTCGCGCTTCTTGTACTCCATAGACGTATATGTCTCAACATCCTCAAGCAACTGCTCAGCAACACTCGCAGCCTGGATACTATCAAGGTCCGAGTTACCAGACTTCGCATGCATGACAGGCTTGGTCTTGTTCATCTGAGCAATCAACTTATTCGTATAGGGAGCAATCTGGTTAGAGACTAGCCGTACACGATGACGGGGCTTCTCTCCATCCTCTACAGGAATCTGATTGAGCCGGCTAGCAGCCTTATTCCAAAAGACATACTGACGACCCTTGAAGAATGCAAGGTTGATAGTCCACTTGATCTTGTACTCTTCACGACTGGTATCCAACTTCTGATACTCTTTGAAGAGGTCCTTAGCCTCAGTCAAGTTCTCAACGGCCATGTATCACCCCCTTACATCTGATCGTATTCAATCTCAGGGTTAAGACCCAAAGACTCTAGATAATCACCAAGGACTGTCTCAGCCTTCTCCATTGTGTTGATAGGCTCAGTCCCGTACTCAATCGCTAGCCTGTCCTCGTCGTCCTCGCTTAGCCACAACTTCTGGCTCGGGATCACTGCCTGAGGGTACAGGGTCAACCTCTGCGCCTCCATCGCTTCCAGCATCGCTGCCTTCTGCTCCGCTAGCATCTGCATCATCACACTGACAGGAACGACAGGCTCCGTCACAGATGGTGACTCCGAAAGCGTTAGCCAACGAAAGAAACGTCGAATACGAAACATACTTCCTCCCATTAAGATACGTAAGGACACCAGGATCATAGACCCTACCAGTGTCAACGAACCGCTCACCGGAGAGTCCAGTCTCCGTAATGAAATCCATCCCAGGAGGAAGGAGTGCACTATTGACATAATCAAACTCAAGCATTACCAACTACTTCCCATGTGTTCATCGAATGTATCTGTCTTATCGAGACTTGCAATCCAAGCCTCATTCAATCCAGCAAGACTGTTATCCTTCGTAGGTCGATCCTCCACCATGCTCGGCATGAGAGCACCAGCACAACGTAGAGCAATCTCCATCGAGTCAAGACAGTCATCACTAGGCTTAGCCATACTACTATCGTAGTTGATCCACTCATCAATGAAGTCTCTATGCTCAGCCTTGATTCGCACCTTGCTGATCTTGAACAGAGGACTCATGCTCATGATCCTGTCTGCCTTCTTACCCTTGGCGAACATTGGCACCACAGGAGGAAGAGAGGAAAGACGAGCGACCTGCTGACTAAGAACAGCCTGATATGCCTGAGACTCGATGCCGATGATCTGAGGCAACCACTTCTGATGGTAGAGACTAATGAGGTCGATCTGTTCTGGAAACGGTACCTTACTGGCATGCTGATCCAAGAGATAGACCTGACCAGTTTCCCGCGCAACACCAATAACAGTAATGACGAACCTGTCACCGTTGGTCGTACCAACAGCAGGATCAACACCGATATACGTATCGAGCATGTTCCTTGGCGGAAGGTCACCATCCTTGTAGTAGTGCAGCCAGTCTCCACTCAGGTCCTTGCCAGCCATGGCATCGAAGGAAGCCATGAACTCCTGCTTGAACTTGAGAGGATGATAGCGAGCCTTGTAGTGAGCAATCGTCTTAGACGGAAGATGAGGATTATCAGCACTACGATACTCTACACGGAATGCCTCGGGATCAGCCTTGGCATCATCATTGAAGAACTCATCATAGTACCAGTTCCTACCGTCAGGAGTCGTAGTGAATACAGCACGACCATCCTTATCCGCAAGGGCCGATAACGTTACCTCGTATCAGCGTAACGCTGTCCGTGTCCGTTCTAACTCTGCAAGGAACGTCATTGATCTTTCGTTCCATGCTGAGAACAGTGCAACGCTTGGTCAGGCTGTCATGGATGTTCTCGATGACTTCACGAATCGTATTACGATCAACGGCTCCATCTGTGAGCAGTTCATTCCCTATACGTTCGCTACTCCGTTGACTCCTGCTCCGTACACGGGCAATGTCTATCAGACTACGCTTACGAACAATCTCACTGTCAATGCTCCGACTGAGACTAACATTCCTCCTGGTACTCGCCTTCGCTTCCTCTTCTTGCAGGATGCTACTGGTGGTCGTACTGTGACGTGGAATGCAGTCTTTAAGGTTTCGGCTACGGCAGTTAGCGGTACTGCAAACCTTCGTTCTTCTGTTGGTTTCGTCTATGACGGAACGAACTGGATTCAGTCCGAGGGTATTGCTGGATTCTAATTAGGAGGGTAATGCCCGGTTTCAAGTATGATATGC